TTACAATCAATCATCAACATGGCAGAAACCATGGAAATCAATAGACGCCGTGTTATGGGCATTCAATACAGTCGCAGTGAAGTGGCTCGCATCAATGAAACTGTAACTAGAAATACCTGGAAATTCAATGTTACTGTTAGTGCCATGTTGCCTTATCAGGAGTATAGAGACCTATTGGAAGACATTGATAGATTGGACAGAAAGTCGCCTGAAATCATCACATTTAATCCTGCTTCGGGTGCCAACGCAGGTATCAGTTACATGTTCAACTATCAGGGTGATATGTCACCATCAGATATATCTAATATCACAGTGACCAGTTGGTCAGGAAATACTTTAGTATTGACCAACTTGCCTAGCACAGCTCCTACCACTGTGTTGTTTCGCAAGGGTGATTTTATTCAGATTGCTGACTATCCTTATCCTTTTACCACACAGTATGATGTGCTGAGAGGTTCAGGTTCTACAGTTACCATCACAACACATCGTCCTAATTTTATGGGCACAGGTGTAGTGGGTAAAAGTATAAGAGTAGGCAATGATGTTCAATTTCTAATGTTTGTAAACAACATGCCAACTTATCGATTGAATCCAGGTGGTAGCACTGCTCTGGTCACTTGGTCAGGTCCATTTCAATTCTATGAATATACCGGAGATGTTTAATGACTACATTTACTCCCGCCATTGATACTGCTCTTAATTCCAGTATCATTCGTGATGCGGAATTCATTAGATTAAGCATTCTAGATCCTTTGAGTTCAACTGCCACTGTTTATAGCATATCAACCAGTTTCCAAGATGAAACCATCACAGACAATACAGGTGTAAGTAGTGTTGCCACAGGAACATTCAGTGCCCTGGGCGGTCTGGTCAGCATCAGTGGACATCAACGTGATTTGAGTGCCACCAGTTTTGATACACAAATTACTCTAGTGGGTATTGATCCTACCAAGATTAAACAGGTATTAGAAATAGGTTATAATCCTGTGACCATGACCTATCATTCAGGACTCAAAGGAGCTCAAATACAGATCTGGCGTGGATTCTATGATGATACCTATAGTCTTATAGATATACCACAATTGAGATACACCGGCATTGTGACCAGTTATCACATCACAGAAGATCGTGTAGAAGAAACAGATGCTTTTACCTTGAGTCTTAATTGTTCAAGTTATAAAACAGTGTTAGAAAATAGATTTGCTGGTAGACACACCAATGGCGTCAGTTGGAATGGCAATATCAAACCTCTTTATGATGTCAATGGAATACCTACCAATCCTGCATATGATACAGGTATGGACCGTGTTCAGGCCATATACGATCAAACATTTAATTTTGGATTACCGTTATGAAGATAAGACCTGCCACCATCAATGATAGAGAAACCATATGGAATATGTTGCGTGACTATAGAAAGGCCAGTCCTTTAAACGCACATAGTCAAGTTGATGAAACCACTGCTAAATCTATGGTTGAATTAATTCTTACACATAATCGTGGCATTATCCTATTAAGTGAAGATGATTCAGGTATTACAGGCATGCTGATGGCAGTTTATACATTTAATCTGTGGGATCAACAAATACGTTATATGGCTGAATTGGCCTATTGGGTTGATCCTGATCATAGAGGTTCCACTGCCGGTTATAGATTATTAGATCAATATTGCAAAGTAGGTGAACTATTGATTGAACAAAAAGAAATTGAATATTACACAATCAGTAAAATGGTTACAAGCCCAGATCTAAAATATGACCGTTTTGGATTTGAAAAACTTGAGGAGACATGGTTATGCCAAGCAGTTTAGTATTAGCCGCAATTTATGGTAGTGAATTTGAGGCCGCAGCCGCATTAGGATCATTTGGATTTGCCGCTGCAACCTTTGCCATTCGTTTGGTTACAACTTATGCCTTAACAAGTTTATTATTAAAAAATCAACAACAAAATACACCTCAGGGAACTGAAATACAATTGGGCCCAGCCACGGATAACAAATTGCCAGTGGTGTATGGATCTAGATATTGTAAACCAATTGTGACTGATGCCATCATCAGCACAGACCAAAAAACCATGTGGTATGTGTTGAGTTTCAGTGAAGCACCTACCTTTGGCGAATTCTCCGTAGGTGAAGTTTATTATGATGGCAAACTGTTGATATTTGATCCTGCCAATCCCAATGAAATCACAGGATGGTATACACAACCCAAAAAACATTCAAAAGTAGGTGGACAATACAATACTAAACCTGCTGGCCTATTGTCAATGTATTTTTATCGTAATGGCAGTTTAACAACAGGCACTAATCATCAATGTTATACCATGATAGATCAGGGTGGAGGTAATTTTGATATAGGAACTGTATCTACAGGCACCACCACAATTGATGCCATTAGTTTATTACAAGATTCAGCCATTCCCACAGAAACTCAATGGACCACAGCCACCACAATGAATAATGCCACCTTTGCTGTGATCAAATTGACTTATGATCAGGGAGCAGGTATCTATGGTCTAGGCAGTATGGATTTAAAACTCAACAATCCACAAACACAATTTCCAGGTTATGCTATATACGATTATCTTACTAATACTACATATGGTTGCGGTATTCCTTCTCAAAATGTTGACATTCCAAGTCTATTATTTTTAGACAAAATATCTTCTTATCCTCTGACCATTGTGGATACCAATAATACAACAGTTACCAATACCTGGACCTATCAAATAAATGGTATTGTGGATACCACACAGGATTGCTTGACAAATCTCAACAACATAAGTGATGCCTGTGACAGTTGGATTCAATGGAATGAAAAAGTAGGTCAGTGGGGTGTGATCCCTAACATCAGTATTGATCAATACTATGCTTTTCAAAATCAAGGAACCACCAGCACAGTAATTTCTACTCTGGACAATGCGTTGACATCCACAGGCAGTTATGTGATTCGTATCTTGTCAACATCAAGCACGGCGGCTGATATTCCCAGTGTAGGTGCTGAATTAGATCCTGTGTATTCAGCTTATTTTGATGTAGGAACCACTGTCACAAATGTTATTAATAGCCCTGTTTATCTACCTGATCCTAATTATCCTTATGCTAGTCACTTTGATGTCTCATTGAGCACGCCGGCCCTACAGTCCTATGCTCCACCTCCAGGTGAATACATTCAAATCACATTCATCAACAATCCTGAAATCAATCCCATTGAGGCCAGAATCTTAAGCACCACAACCATGCGTGTGATCACCAGTGACAACATCATAGGTGGTATCAATCTAACGCCCACTGATCTAAAGGCCAGTGCCAACAAGATCAGCATAGCATTTCCCAACTCAGACATCATTAATCAAACTGATTACAGATACTATTTTCTAAAACAAGATAGACCTGAATTGATCAGTCCCAATGAACCTGACAACAACATAGACATCAACATGCCTTTTGTTACTGATCCTTTACAGGCCACTTATCTGGGTTATAGAAAATTGTTCATGAGTCGTGAAGACATTGCCATCAACTTTAGTATGGATTATTCAGGCATTGGAATCAATGCTGGAGATATTGTGGCCATACAACATGAATGGTATGGATGGAGCTCAGGTGAATACAATGGACTCACATTTCCTGGTAAACCATTTAGAGTAACACAGGTCAAAGAAGCCAAGGACAGTTCTGGATTCTTAGGAGTTCAAATTGTGGCCTCGGCCTACAATGATAGCCTGTATAAGACCATGAATCCTCATTATTATACTCCTGATCAATTTGGCCTAAATGTAGATACCATCAATATCACACAGCCTGGCCAACCCCTTACTCCGGCCAGTGCTACTCCTACTCCTGAATATCCCAACAGTAGTTTTCCATTTTTTGTAGTCAGTAGCCTAATTCCTTTTAATGGAATCATCACTGCCATTGAATTATGGGCAGGTCTAACCACCACAATAGATTCAACCTGGCAACCCATAATGACCATCAACAATCCTTCTGGTGCGCCATTCCCCAACAGCACTCCTACCCTGGACAATTATGTAAACTTTGATGTAGTAAGCCTACAGGCTGGTAGTTTTTATTTTGCCACCAGAGCCTATAACAATTCAACCTACAGTGTATTCAGTCCTGTGAGTTCACCTGTTTATGTCTGGGCTCCTGCGGTTCAGGCCGGCACCGCAGTTGATTCTACCAATGCCAACAATGTCACAATGAATGCGGGTGTAGGTGAATTCTTTATTACTCATGCGGCAGCCAATACAGGTAATAGTCCTCAATATGCCAATAGCCTTTTGAAATACAATGCCAACAGCAATGTGTTGTCAACACCCAGCATCAACATCAGCAATGTGGCTCAATTGACACCATTGAGTGCACCTCCTGGTTCTTATACCACAGGCACAATAGCAATGGCCAACAATACCACATGGCATCCGGTAACACCACAGCTCAATACCGGAACTGCCTATTTGACAGTTTATAATGGGTCTAACTGGGTAAAATTAGGTTAGATATGACGCCAGGTTTTTCTGGTTTTAATATCATCTATTGTGGCCTTTGAAACACCATATTGTTCGGCTAGTTTTCTACGAGGTCCAGGTAGGGATCTTATTTCTAAAACTTGTTGTTCAGTAAGTTTTGCGGCAGGATTTTGAGAACCAGGATGAGTTCCATGACCATGTCGATGTTTCATCATCATATCACGATGATTATCTTGTAATGTGCCTAACCAAAGATGTGCTGGATTTACACATTTTGGATTATCACAACTATGACATACAAATAATCCCTTTGGAATAGAACCCTGAGTCAATTCATAACTCAATCTATGTGATTTATAATTTGTATATTCATGTGTAAATTGTCCATATCCATGACTATCTTTTGATCCTTTCCAAATCCAACAGGTGTTGGTTTTATCTACCTTGGACCAAAATTTTTCAATACCTGTGTTATTCATAGTGTTTTAATGAAATTGAGTAAATACATATAATAACATAAAACTGCTTTTATGTCAATATCCAGAAGGCCTCAGTCTCTGGACGTAACCCTCAGGAGAAACAAAAATGGCAGGAGTTCTAACCCTAGATGCTTGGCTTGGCGGACCGGACCAAGTCAAAGCGGAATCAACATTCCCAAGTTCAAGCAAGACCTACGCTTATAATTTTGCTCAAAATGTCACTGGTTGGCAATATGAATTACAAGCACAAACCATTGTGGTAGATCAAATCACCTACACAGTAGATCGTGTGACCAACTCCAGCAGTCCTAACTTTACCAACAGTAAAGTTATAGGTTATTTTCCCGAAGTCAGTATCACTACAACCAGCACCAATTCTACTTATATTCAGGTTATAAGTCCTGGATTGGGTCTAGTGAATGTAACACATCCACCAGGTCTTTACACAGGACCTATTTTACCAGACGCACGTCAAAACACTCCACTTACAATTGTGAGTTTTACTTGGATTATTCCTACCACAACTGTAAATGGTCTCACTATCCCAGCACAGATCAACAGTCATAGAATTGCCAAGATCATGGCCTGGGAACCCTTGGTCACTCCAGGAGATCCTACCTCATCAACAAGCACAGGTTATGTGAGTTTGATCTAAGGAGTCGGAATGCCTTATTCATTTACAATCACAGAAGTTAGGCCACAATTCACAGTTACCACTGTGGCATTGCCTACCATTTCAGTCAGTGAAACCAATGCGTATTTCACATTGACTTCTGTGGTCAGTAATTTTACCATTACTGATTATATTTCAACTGTAACAATCTACACCAATTTCTCTGAATTACGAGCAGGAACTCTAGATGATTATTGGCGTGGTGAATGGGTAGCACAGTCTGTAATGCCACCATTTGCTCCACCTCCAGGATATTTTTATTATCTACCCGGGGATATTGTTCAACACAATTGGAGTCTATACTTTTTAAAGTATTGGAATCCTGATGTTACAGTTTATTACTCCAGCGGTTTTCCACCTGATCAAGATCCTGATCATTGGCAACGTTTTGTTTGGAATGAAGCACCACGTGATCATTTTACCATTACCAATTATCTAAACGTAGGAACCACTGCCACCATAGGTTCTAATCTAACAGTGGGTGGCAATATTTCAGGTGGTGGATATCTAACGGTTCCTGGAACAATCTCAGGTGGCAATTTAATGGTCACAGGAACCAGTCACCTTGTTGGGTTGGTCACAATGGATACTCCACTAGATCATTTGACCATTACCAATTATCTAAATGTAGGAACTTCGGCTTCAATAGGTCTAGATTTAACTGTTGGTCGTGATGCGGCCATAGGACGTAATTTTACAGTAGGTGGTGGCCTAGGATCAGGTGGACTTACCATCAACAGTTCCTCTACTTTTAATGGTCCTGCTGTTTTTAACAACACAGTTGATTTTGAAGGTAATGTGTCCTTTCATCAAAATGATGTAACATTAAACAATCTCAATGTCAATGGTCTTTTGAATCTAGATGGAACCACATTTCCTACCAATAAGGGTGCCAATACACAATTCTTAATGACAGATGGTGCCGGACATGCCAGTTGGCAATACCTTGGTGTAGGAACTGTTTGGACTCTGTTCACAGATCTAACCACTGATGGTTATAATATCAAATCTGGAACCAATCTAGGCACAGCCAATGATTTATATGTATGGTCAGGTGGTGATCCTGCTGTTCATGCGGAAACACCTGAAGGTCCATCCATGTTAAAATTGGGTGGTGATGGCCGCATTGTTACCACTTCCACCAATGTGGATGCCACGGCCCTGGGTCAATACAGCATCACCGCAACACGCTTATTCAGTCTAAACATACCTCCTGGACCAGGTCCTTATATTGAAAAATATGAATATACTCAAAATAATTATTCAGGTGATGTTGCGGTCACAGCGGCTGGTAAAATTGATCTAATAACGCAGGGTGGCAGCAATAATGAAATTACTATTAGATCTCAAAATATTCAAGGTGGGCCTACCACTCAGGCCAATACTTATAGTCAGGCCGGTATTCTATTAGAAGTCATTAATACCACTCAAGAATTTAGATGGATTGAAAACGAAGGCAAAACTGATTACTATCCAGATATCTATTATGAAACAGCGGTAGTAAATTCAATGAGTATGACCAAGGATTATACTGGATTTTTAAAACCTGTTGTGTTAGGTGATTATCTTGAATTCCCAGATGGTAGCAAACAGTATACTGCAGGAGGTGGTGGTGGAACAGGTCCCACAGGTCCATCTGGTCCCACAGGTCCTGCAGGAACTCCAGGCGGTCCATCAGGCCCTACAGGTCCATCAGGTCCCACAGGTGCCACAGGTCCCGCAGGAACTCCAGGCGGTCCATCAGGTCCTACAGGTGCCACAGGTCCCACAGGAGTTAGAGGTCCCACAGGGCCTGCGGGCTTACCAGGTCCTCAGGGTGATCCAGGTCCCTCGGGTCCAAGTGGTCCAGAACTCAAAGAATTAACACAAGATCTATATACCAATGGTTATCAAATAACATATAATGCCTCAACCACTGGCACTGAATATATTCAATTTAGTTCTAGTGAATTGGATATTGTGGTTGGTGATTCAAGCATAATAACCAACACAGCCGGTATCAACATAACCTCACCCAGCATTGCTTTAAATAGCAATAACATTACATTAGGCACAACAGGAACCTACCTGCTGATCAATGCTGATCCATTGATTGTGGGTCCTTCGGCTCCCAATAGTAATTTATATGTAAGTAGAATTTATAACCATGATGGCAGTGGTCCACCATTATTTCCAGATGGCGTTCAATTTCCAGATGGAACTGTTCAATATAGTGCTTGGATCCCTGATTATGGTGTATTGCCTCCCATGATAACATTTAAAGGTAATGTAGATACCGCATCCTCTGAAAATTTTTATGCGGCAGATCCTATACCACTTTACTTTGATGCCTTGGTGGCATTAGATACAGAACACATTTGGGTTTATACAGCGTTGGGTCCCATCAATGGCTGGTTTGATGCTTCGGCGGCACCAGTATAAGGAACAATTATGACAACAAGCACATACGCAATACGCTGGGACAATCCAATATTCAATGGTTATCGACCATTACAACTTCGCAGAGGAACATTATCACAATTGGGACAATATATTCCCAATGATGGAGAATTGATTTATTCAAGTAGCACTAGTCAATTATTTGTAGGTGATAATGTAACACCTGGAGGTATTTTGGTCTCAGGTGCCGGTGGGGGTGGTAATTTGGATTTTGGTTCAATTACTGAACCAGTAGGGTTTACATTAGATTTGGGCAAGATATGAGTTCAACCATAACTTTTACAACCAATTTTAATGCTCATTGGATTATCAGTGTTCCATCTGGCACAACACCAGATTGGTTAACTACTAATACCAATTATTGGATAGGTGATGCCACACGTCCCAATGGTATTCAACCTGCCTACAGTTTGGATTTTGGTTACGTTTTACAACCTTATGGTGTAAATTTAGATTTGGGTAATATTATATAAAAGGATAAGATTATGTCTTTACAATTTCGCAGAGGCCTAGATGCCGATAGAGCAACAACAACATTTGCCAGCGGTGAACCCGTTTGGACCACAGACACCCATGTATTATATGTTGGTGATGGCGTCACAGCTGGCGGAATACAAGTAGCCGGTGGAGGTGGTCCTAGTGGTCCATCAGGTCCTAGTGGTCCATCAGGAACTACAACTCCTGCTACCACCAGCACCCTAGGTGGTATAATTGTAGGCAGTGGATTAACTGTAGATGGCACAGGATTAGTTAATACTCTTGTTCCAATGACTCCTAATGGTGATTCAGGAATTGAATTTTTTATTGGCACTGCTAATAATCAAGGTGTATTGACTTTTAGAGCTAATGAAATACATTTTGATTCTGGTGATGGTGTTATATTTGATAATACTCATATTCAAGTTGATATAATCAGTGTAAACAGTTCTTCACATATTACTTTTAATGATAATATGCTTTTTCAAGCAGATGCTAAATTTGAACAAGGTATAACATTTAATGATAATACTGTTCAAACCACTGCCTACACAGGTTCAACTTCTACTTTGGTCAATGGTGAATTCCTAGCGTCCCTAGAAGGCACATATGGTATTTTTTCTGCCAACATGTTCCTGGCTGCTGAAGGCAGTTATGGCACCACAGGTTATAGTTTCCAAGCAGATGGTGGTCTTGATACCGGCATGTTCTCTACAGGTGATGGCGTTGTTCAATTTTATGCCAACGCTCAAGAAGTGGCCAATTTTAGTTCTTCAAGTTGGGAATTTAATCAGGCTGCCAATTTTGTAAGTGGTTTATCCGTGACAGCTGGACAACAAGCTGTAATTGATACTATTCAATCTACCAGTGGTAATCCTTTACAGATGTACAGTCCTAATGGAGTAATCTTAACTGATACTTCTGGCAATGCGTGTTTACAATGGGAATATTCAGGAACACCTCCAGATGGATCACCTGTTTATTCAGCTGTAAGAATAGCAGGAGGTCAAGCCTACTTAGAAGCAGATACTACCACAACCAGCATAATCTTTAGATTGAATTCAAATGGTCAAGTAGACACAGGTGCCTATGACATTGTATTCAATGAAAACAACACATTTGGTTCTTGGAATACCAATTTAAGAACTGGTTATGGTGCCATTAGCCTACAAACCAACAATCCTACTCCAGGTGGTAAAGTTCAAGCCAACCTAAATCATTACAGCAATAATGTAGGAAGTAACCTACAAATTTATGTTGAAAATTCAGATGGTTCATCTAATTATCAATGGTATTTTAACAATGATGGCACAATGTCATTCCCTGGTAATCAATTAGATGGAGCAGAAGGCAGTGTTGCCTTGATGGGTGGATTTCAATCACAACAGGGCTGGCCAACCACATCAACACCAACTGGTTATACATTTAAGAATGATCGTCAAACTGGTATGTTTTCAAATGCGGTAGGCAATATTAATTTCTGGAATGATTACATAGAAACTGCTCAAGTTACTTCTAGCACTTGGAGTTTTAATATTCCCGTCAACAACTTGATAGTGACCGAAGGCCTACCTGGATCAGGTGGTGGTTTAAGTTTTAGCGAATCTGGCAATGACACAGGCCTATACAGCAATGAAGATGGCGTATTTTATGCCTATGCCAATGCCACCAACATTCTTCAAATTGATGAAAGTGGTCTAGAAGTTAAAAAATCAGATGGCTATATCAAATTCAATGATGGTAGTTATATAACCAATGGTAGTTGGACTGCTGCCAATACCAGTGCTGTTTACATGGAAGATTACAGCCAAACACAGGCCGTCGTAGTAACTCCTGTAGATGTTGAAGTATACGCTGGCGGACATGAATGGATATTCAACAATTCAGGTGGATTACAATTTCCAGACAGCACAATTCAAACCACTGCTGGTGGAACTAGTGTTTATGCTCGTAACAGTTTACCCACAGGTGTCCAAGGTCGCATTATTACCATTAGTGATAGTGGATCAGATACTAATAGTCCAGCAGGCAATTGGGCTCCTGCCTATTGGGATGATGATGCTGAAGCATGGACTTACGTTGGTAACAGCAATACTGTTACCCCAATTTAATCAAGTGGATAGAGGAAACTTAAATGACAACAGACAATAATTTTAGAGTAAAAAATGGATTAAATGTAGGATCAGGCTTGGTTGCCACTAATAGTGGATCAGGTTTAGGCCTAACAGGACCCTACATTGGTGTAGTTTCTACATCAACTGGAGACATTGACCTATACACCAATAACTTCACAGCAGATGGTGTAGAAGTTTGGTTAAGACACAATAATCAGGTTGAGATCAATACAGCCAATGGTGCGTATAGTTGGCAGTTTAAAAATGATGGTAATTTAACATTGCCTAATCAATTGGATGCTGAATTTATTATTGGACAAACAGCGGCAGGTGTGGTTTCAGCAACAACCAGCAGTGTCTTATATACTTCAGGTGAAGCAGACTTTACAACCATTGTAAATGGTAATGCCTGGACATTTACTCGTGCTGGTTATCTTCAATTACCCAATGGTGGTATAATCTCAGACTCCAATGATTATACTGTTGGTCTAAACATCAAGGCCCTAGGGTATGAAGATCCTATTAATTTAATTACTGTCAATACCAGCACCATGGTAGAAAACACTTGGACTTTTAGCATAGATGGTAATTTAATATTTCCAGACAGCACTATTCAAACCACTGCTTGGGCAGGATATCAATCTGTCACAGCCGCTGAAACAACAGCAACTTCAACCAGTTCTGGTATAATTTTGATCACGGACATGGGTGGTCGTGTTGCTTATTACAATACAACAGCCAGCATGTGGTTATATGTTGGAACAGATGTAGTTGTTTATACTCCACCTCCAAGTGGACCTCCAGTAACTGATTACATTGCTTGGTATGACATGACTAGTGTTAATATTTCTGGCATGACTTGGACGGATCTATCAGGCAATGGTTACAATGCCACTTTGTATGGTAGTCCCACAATAGCCACTGTATCAGGTGGAGGTGCTACCAATATCACATCAGCCTTGGCAGGTGGAACAGGTGATTCAGCCTTATTCCCAAGTCCAGTTGCTACAGGTAGTACATATTCATTGTTTACTGTGGCTCGTTGGAATGGCAGTAATCATCAACGCATCTATACCAATGCCAGTAATCCAACTTGGTTAAGTGGACATCACAGTTCAGGTGCTGGAGTTGCTTATCATGGTGGATGGGTTAATACTGATACTGATTGGTTTGGAACAAATTGGGTTATCAGTGCTGATCAAAACTATTTCTATCGTCCCAATGGAGATACTGCTGCACAAGGAACAAGTGGTAGTGGAGATAATCCAGGACCAGGCGGCGGTTTAGCTATTAATGTTAAATCAGGTGAGGTCAGTGATTGGGCCACAGTAGAAGTAATTGCCTATAGTAGAACATTAACTTCAGGCGAAATAGCCAGTGTAGAATCATATCTGGCTGGCAAATATGGAATTACATTAGTAGGATAAAATTATGACAACATTAGATACAATAGTATATTCACAAAACTCTGTGGCAATTGAATGGAGTATTACTGGAGTAAGAACACGTAATCAAGGCAATAGAGACATTGTTGTTGAATTGGATTGGACCATGAAGGGCACACAGTTAAAGTCAGACAATTCGCACATGACTGCTTCACAATCAGGAACCATTCAACTTGATTATGATCCCACAAAATTTACAGATTTTGGTAATTTAACTCAAGCACAATTGATTGCTTGGGTTAATAAACATTTAGGCCTAGATACTATTAATGGTTTAAGAAAAACCATTACTGATAGTATTGTTAGTCAAACTTTAACAAGCCAAACTGTTCCAGTATAAGGACCTAATATGAAAAGGAAAACACAATGACCCTAGATCAATTAAAATCTGAAATTGCGGCTATTCAAGCCCTATCACATACACATGCCAATCTTAAACAGATTAAAAAAATGGCCTTGGTAGAGGTTTATAACCGTGCCAATTCCACAGCCACAGTAACATTATCACAGGTAGAATAACATGTCTCGATCAACTCCTCCCCTTCCTCCACCTCCACCATCAATACCTGCTCCAAGACCTAGACGATCATGAAAACTTTATCTACCATTACAGCTGAGCACAAAGATCTAGCCACACATGTGGATCTTTGTGCTCAGCGTTATCAGGAATTGGATCAACGTTTGGAATCACTTGAAATCAAAATGGATACACTTGTGGAAAAAGTTGATGGCATTCGAACCAGCATTGCCACTACCTTAATAACCACTGGTGGAACCATTGTGGTAAGTTTAATAGGAACTGGTTTCGTAATTTTATCTCATCTAAAATAAGCCTATTAAATAGGGCTATGGATCCTAAATTATTAAAACCTTTTATTGACCAATATCTGGAATACAATGCCAAGACAGATGTTTATCGATTAAAATCACAAATCAGACCTTGTGAAACCTGTGACCGATCTGTGCTGAATAGAACTGTCATAATGGAAGTCATGGCCTGGGGTAGACCCAGTCAGCATGTGCGACACAGATGTAATGTGTGTGATCATGTGTTGTATCAACAGCCCATACCTAAAACTGCTAGATCCCTATGCCTACGTGGTCGTCCTGCGTCAGAATTCCGTAACATGTTGCCCGTTAGAACCCATCCCAAAATCAAACAGGCACGTGGACCAAAAGGACGTCCACGTAAACAAATTTTGGTAGATACAGAAGAAATCAGAATCACACGTTATCACCATGATTTGATGCCCATTGAAATAGAAAATAATAAATAAATGTGTGAAGGGAAAGATTCATTTTTTGAATCGCTCGTTTAATTCTTGTTGCCAAACTAAAATATCCTGTATATTCCCTTCACACTTCTCGCTGTCCTGGCATAGGTTTTGTAAGAAGTGAAAAAGCTCCAGCCCCTTAACTGGGGCTTTTTCTTTGGCTAAGATTGTTTACATGTCACACGAGTTAACTCGTGTGACAATATTGCATACATATAATATATATCATATATGAGGAACCTAGCTAAGCCAGGCCTATAGCCCAAGGGCCATAGGATTGACGTAAACATAACTTCCTCCATCTCAAGTGATACCTCTAGACTTAACTGATTTTTTCATGTATTATATAAATATAATAGGAGACAATTATGGCAACAAGATCCATTAGGAAAATAAATGAGTTTATACCAACCCAATTTCACGGACATCAGAGTCCAAAGAAGATGTAAATCAGCCCTGGCATGGGTCAATACTTTTGTTGGATCCACACCACAATGGTTAAGCACCAGAGAAATAGACAAGCATTTTACCAATAAACCTTTAGGACAATATCTACGACAACAACTGTTGATCTGTGAGGATTCCTATTACAACATGGCCTCGGGCAAATGTAAACAATATGTGCGTAATGTTGTAGGATGTCATGATCTATATCAGCAGGTATATGGAACTGCTTCTACCCCTACCTCCATAACAGATCAACAACATGCTCAATTGACCACTGGTGAATTTGTTTATACAGAAAAGGCCAATAGGTATTTTAATGACATACAACAGTTGCCCAAAAGAATCAAACGCCCCATGTTGGCCAGTTCAGGTTACAATTATGGATATGACATCAATTGTTGTGCTCCAACACTATTACTACAATACGCTCGCAATACCTGTGGTTTTGACGCCTTAACACCTGTTTTAGACCAATATATCCTAGATAGACAGTCAATAAGAAGGCAAATTGCCTTAGAAACTGACCTCACAGAGAATCAAGTAAAATTTGTTATCAATGCTATGCTTCATGGAGCACCTATCAGTCATAAAACAGATAGTTCTATATTTGTTCATATTAAAAATCATATGGCAATTGATAAACTCAAAACTAATTCGTACATACAGGGTATTAAAGAAGAAATTCGTCTCATGTGGAGATCTATTAAGCCTTATATTACTTCTACATCTTTGAGGTTAAGTGGAAGAGATAAAGCCAAACTATATAGAGAACTAGAACAACAAGTTATCTTAGTGATAAAGAGGTATTTGAGGAAAACACATAACAAGGGATTACTTGAACATGATGGTTGGACATGTCAGAAAGCAATTGATGAAACTGAGTTGAGAAGTTATGTGAGATCACATACAGGATATGTGATTAAACTTGATTGGGATATATATGAATAATTTGACAAACTATATTAAAATATATACATATATGCATTATAGTGTCACTGATCTTTTATTTTAAGGGGAAATGAAATGAGTTTTGAAGATGTATTAAACAAACACAATGATCATGAAGTTGTTATTATCAACAGATTTCATCGAAATAGATATCAAGCAGTGCCTGGCCTATATTGTGCTAATTGTGCTAAACTAATAAAATGGTTAAACACAGATATAGCCAATGAATTAATTAAATCCGGAGTTGAGGATCTTGGAATGATACCTTTGGATAAAGTAAGATTAGGATTGAAACAATTATGACCCATAAACCCGCTATTTTTACCAATCCTTGTAAATATTACAAGGAGAAAGAAATGGCGACAGTAACACTAACCAGTAATCATCTAAATCGTGTGATAGACATCATGGAGGCAGTGGTCACTTATAAACATCGAGCACTTCGATCACACAGTTGGAATCAGTTTGAACCTTATCTCAAACGATTTGTAGAACAAGTTCAAGAAAATCAATTTCAATGTAATAGATCAGATCAAAACACCTTGTTATGGGCAATTGATCAAATAGTTCACAGCAAAGCTGTATATCCAGGTATTCCTATAGGTCAAGGAGTCAGCCTAGCAGATACTCAATCTGGTCAACGAGCCATAGAGATATGTCGTGAGGCCGCACGAGGTCAATTCAGTTATGATCTCTGGGTTCGAGGTCAGTCAAGCCGTTTCCATGATTTGTTTGATATTGAGCCTAAACAATAAATACAACGAGGAGACAAGTTATGGCAAAACGATATAAACGCAGTGACCGTGTGGTAGACAGTCCCTTATGGGCCAGATGGAATCATATAGTGGCAGTCACAGGCAATCCCAACAACGCAGATTATCCAAGATATGGTGGTCGAGGTATTCAAAATCGTTTTGCAAACTTTAGAAGTTTTGAAGAATTGGTTCTAACTACTCTGGGAGAACCACCTGATGGTTTTCACAGCAAATTGAATAGGATTGACATCAATGGAGATTATGTCCTAGGCAATTTACAATGGGCACCATCACAACAGGTAGGTAGACACAGTATTCGGGCTCATCAATTGACCTGGAACAATCAAACTCAAAATCTACGTGATTGGGCCGATCAATATGAAATTCATCACACCACATTGTATAGTCGTTTAGACCGTGGATGGCCCTTGTCTAAAGCATTGACAACTCCTACCAGGACGAAAACCCTATGAAAAAGTATCCGTATGGTGTAGGTGCTAGAAAATATTTTGAGGATCCATTTGATCATAAGCGTCATTATGCTTGGAATCTCAGTCGGGTTCAAGCACGTTTTAGAAAAGAAACCTGGAACATAACTCTAGAAGAATATTTTGAGATATGGCACAATCCTACAGATTGGGCCCGACGTGGCAGACAAGGGGATGATCTGGTGTTGACTAGAATTGATCCAGGGTTGGCTTGGGATTGTGATAATGTTCATATCATTACACGTAGAGAACAACTGCGAGAAAGTCGTCTTAGCCCTACTCGTAAACCTCAACCTAAACACTATAACTGGACTAAAAAAACAGTTTTAAGTAAATAAGTAAAAGGAGTTCTGACATGCCTATTCATAAAATAGTCAAAAATGGTAAGACAGGTTATCAATATGGCACTCATGGTCATGTGTATGCCACCAGAGCTGGAGCTGTAAAACAAGCACAGGCCATTCATGCGGCAGGATATCGAGAACCAGCTATGCGAAAGGCTATGAAATCATCAGGAAGAAAAAAATGAAAACACCTAAGATGCGTCAACAGGTAGAACGAGTGGCTTTAAAACCCTTGAAACCAGAACACAACAAACAACCCACAGTGACCACAGTTCGACCTTCAGCTCCCTCTATTGGTGGCACAATGGGTTCAGCAGGTGCCATCACTCAAAACCGTGTAACAGGAAGCTACTAAAATGGGCGCACCTTGGGAATACAAAAGACCTGAACAATATCCAGATGGTAAACCTATACCAAAAAGTTTACCACCTAGATATCAAGATAGTGCCAACAGTGGCATTCCATTTCCACAAAAATGCGGCAATTGCGGTTATTACAATCCAGTCGACGATAGATGTAGCATTTGGAACAATGCAATAGTGCGACCAGAATATTGGTGCACTCATTGGATAACCAACATAGAGGATTAAACATGGGCTACGCACCAATGAAACCAATGAAAAAAACAAGACCGGTTCGTCCAGTCAAAAGGAAATAAAATGGCCGACGATACAGATAAACTTGTAGATCACTTAAAAACATTATGGGCTGACAACATCAGCTTACACGCCAAGGTAGAAGGATTTAGCCTAGGTGCTGAAGGTGCCACCATGTTGGAAAACCATCACGCATTCAAAAAGATCGCCAAAAAGATCATGTGGTATAACCACAGGATTGGACATAGTATTAGATATTTGGATGAAACACCACCAGCCAGTATTGAACGAGTTCAAGAACTCACCGAACTCGAAGATGCCACCGAAGTCCCTGATGTTGAGAAAATCAACGCAGAACTTCTAGCAGACTTTCAAACAGTTCGTGATCGTACCATCAAAGCACATAAAAGAGCAAACGAGGCTGATCAGTTTGGTATTGCTTCAACATTGAGCAAATACATTCAAAGCCTGGATCATTGGATTTGGCACACCCGGGCCACACTGGACCATAACCGGCCCGAAGAGATCTAAATGACACAGGCATTCAGTTATGTAAGCCCGGCGGCTACAAATCGGTTTTGGCCTGTGGATCGCATAATGTTTGCGATGAGTCCTTATATTACGGATGATGAGTCGTGGCGGATTGTTCGTGAGTTGGAGAAGATGGCCAAATCACGATATGAAGGCAACTTCACCACACAGGACGCACTGCTTTGGGTAGCTGAACAACTGGGTCCAGCTCGCTATCAGGCCATCACTACATTATGGGCCATTGAAAATCAAAATGCTATCCGGGCAGTTCATCACCCAAATAGTCTGCGTGAAGCCTGGCTACACAAGATCACAATGACCGAAGGCACCGAAGCGGAAGTTCGCAACAGTCCCGGAGACTATGTGAGTATTATGGTGCCTCGAGATGAGTTCCGATGATCAGTATACGATTACGACGGCATCAAACCATTTTTGATTTTATAGCCATGTTAGAGGCCTGGAGAAAATTCAATGGCGAAACAGAATCATATACTGTGGAATTCGGCAGTGACCCACACTATGTTATCGAAACAGGATCCCGACGCATGGTTGATTGGATCAAAGCCAACGCAGAAACCAACACCATTCACAGAAACGACAATAGGATATGATATGAAGTTAACGATACCCGGCAGATATCAAGCGGAACCCCTAGAACAAGACCTTCACGCAGGTGCCATTGCTGGTGATCTAGTGTTGGATCTACACAACAACCGATATACACGATTTGATGTGGCACAGGTTCTAAAGAATCTGCCCCAGGATAGAGCGTTTGGATTCATCCTGCCCAGAATCATGTTGAAAAATATCACTCGGCCTTATGATATGGCCGAAATGGATTATGACGCAATGGATTTAGATGCCAGCACCACAGTGGCACAGGTGATCTACAAGTTTCATGATGCTGTGATGATTAGATCAAGACAGGAACCCACACCGTGAGTTATAATGGATATCAAGATCGTCCAGGTTGGGCCTATGTAGAAGCCAATGAACTCTACTATCGTGGTGTCACACATCATGAAGTGCGTGATCAAGATGTAGAACATGATTATCATGATCGTGGAGTTTGGGTCAATCTTGCTTCACCCACTGCCACACTTATGAGTCTAAAGGGCTGTAGAATGTTGCCCACCAAACTGCAGATGCGTAGAGATTAGTGTTGTATTCGCACACTGTTGCGTAAAAACCGCAGACCTAGACCCCTACTTCCTGTATAATCAATACATACAACGCAATAGGGCATTGTATAACACACAGGAAGCAAATATGATTAAATTTCAAACAGTAGCCTATAAAGAAGTAGTTGTTGAATATAATGACAATAATATGCGTATTGTCAACAACATTTGGGAAGAAGCACCATTTAAATTTAGGCAATACACTGATGTCCGTCAAGGCAATCTAGTTGAAGTATATGTTATGCCCACTAGTGTTTGGGATGAGCATATTCATGCCATTGTTAATCAAATTACACAAGCCTTGTTAGAGGATGCAGAATGACAAAAGAAATTTTAAACCTTAAGGAAACAGGTATGACACAAAAAGATAGAGAAATTAAAAGAGAAAAATTTGAAACCGTGGCCTGGACTTCAGAATGGCAATATGGTGATTATTTGAAAGAATTAGTAGGTGTTGTATATTTTCAAACTATTCAAACTTTTGCTGATATAGCCCAATATTGGGGATCAGAAGATCCCGAAATTGCTTATGATTTAATTTATCAATTGGATGATAATAATTCATGTAATGGATATCATTTTGACAGTTATGAAGATCTCATTGAGCAATGGCAACCAATAAGTGAACTTATCTATGAACACACAGGTGTTAGATGTTGGATTCAAAATCAAGAAATGTTTTTATTCTATCAACCCAGGGAAATAAGAATTGTATCTAAAACTTCTAAATTACATCAAATGATTAAAAATATCAGGTTGACCTCCGCAAATTAAAACTGTATACTTGTTGTTGACATGCAGAATAATGTCAACTTTTATTGAATGAAGAGGTAAGATCAAGCTCATTATACCAAGTATAGTGGGCTTTTTCTTTGAGTCTAGTAAATACAACTATGGAACAAGATAAACAATCTTTACAAAAGGCCGAACCAGCCGCTAAAAAATTTGGTGGCCTACAACCTGGAGCAGGGCGTCCTCGTGGCAGCCTAAACAAACTCAGTGCCAAAGACATATTAGAAAGTCTTGAAAACACATTGGGTCATCCCTATGCGGTTCAATTGGCCCTAAACTATCAACAGGCCATTTGGGCTGATGATCTAACACTTAGAGCTCGATATGATCAAATGATTCTAAGCAAAGTGGTGGCTGACAAGATTGACATAACTAGTAATGGAGCCAGCCTAGCTCCCATCATAGAAATAGCCACACAAGAAATAGCCGATTATCGCAATGAGTGATAATCGACACAAGTTAACACTCTACGGCGCACAACGAGAAGTTTGGGATGCCATGCTGTCAGATCGCAATGTGTGTGCTGTTTTACCTGTGGGATCAGGTAAAAGTTTCTTAGCCAGCTTATTACTTCCTATTGCGGCCACCACACCCAGCATACACCGGGGTCGTGATATCCTGTATGTGGCACCCACTGCTCCCATGATCAGCAGAATCATTTGGAAAGATCTCAAACAGAGATGTATGAGCATGTGGGGCCTTAAGGATGAACAAGACATCAACAATTCAAGTAAAACCATCACCTTTCCCAATGGCATTAGAATATTCTGTTTGAGTTCGGAAACTGGACTCAAAGGTATCAATGCTGGCCTGATAGTATGTGATGAAGCCGCAGAGTTCAGTGATGAAAGTCTACAGGAATTATCAAATCGTATCAGACCCAGACCTGGAGAAAATGAAGCCACGGGTAGACTTATTCTTATCTCCACGCCTGAAGGTAAGAATGCCTTCTATGATTGGTTTCAACATGCCAAAGATCATCCAGACCGTTGGCAAGTGCTACACAAAACCTGGGAAACCATGCGAGTCCAACCTCGCAAGTGGATTGATGAACAACGCTATCTATTAAGTCCACTTAAATTTAAAAAAGATTTAGAATGTGATTGGGGCACAGTAGAAGATCAGTTCTATTACTCATGGCGTAGTGGTATGGCCAGCCCTGAACCTACACATGATCGTGGACGTGAATTATACACCTTTCATGATTTTAATAAACGTGTGATGTGTGCAGTTGTGGCACAGGTTGTGGGAGGAGAGATTAGAAGCTCTCAGGCCCGAATAGAAATCTTAAAGAGTTATGCCATACCTGACTGCGGAACAGAAGGCATGGCTCAGGCCATCCGAGCAGATTTTCCTCAAAGAACTCTACAGGCCATCATGGACCGTTCAGGATCACAATTAAACCGTGATACCACCAGTGCGTTTGGAACCACAGATCAAACTATATTAGAAAAGTATGGATTTAGAATTATTAACACAGCCAGATCAAACCCAATGGTTAGTGACACTGATAACAGTAGTAATGCTTTTATTAGTCAAGGTAGGTTGGTAGTTCCTACCACTGAAATCAGACTATTGGATGCTTTATCTACCTATCATTATGAAGATGGCACTAGAAAAAAATTGGTAAAATATTCAGATGCCAAATATGCTCACATAGATGGCCTAGGTGATTGTATCCGTTATGGCATACATTATCTGTTTCCTATGACTCATGACTCTACAGGCCAGGCAGAATATGTAGATGGTGTAAATGATTTCTATATGGAACCAGGTTCAGATTATCTAACTGAAAACACAGTGATTAAGAGTCGAGATGGTGTTCCTACCATAGACTACATGATTCGTAGAATGGAACAGGATTTGGGAGATGAGCTGTGGATGTAAACACCGGCTAATTGAGCTGTATCTCAGGCCTTTTACTAAATATAAGGATATCAAAATTCCTAGGAAAAACGCATGGGTATAAGCATTCGACAACTCACTGCCTCCAGTGATCTTATGAGGACAATTTCTGCTCAAATGCAGAGTTACCGCAACGGTTACGAAGGTGGGCCCGCCTTCAAGAACATGACCTTGATCAAGCGTCCTTCAGAGGATGCGGCCCTGTTTAGAGACAAGCTCTTAAATGTGGCAGTGATTCCAATCTGTAAGGCCATTGTGGATGAAATCACAGATGTGATCTATGAAGAAGAACCCACACGCCATCCTGCCTTCTTAAATCGTTTCTCAACAGCCGACATAGGCATTCCTGATTGGTATGAAGACTTCATCGTCAATGCTGACCTGAATGGCACCAGCTTTACAGGAGTCATGGAACAGGCTGCCAGCATGTCAGGCATCGAAGGATGGAGTTGGGTGTTTGTGGATCTACCTGCTGATCCCAGTCCCGACAATAGACCCTACATCAGCGTGGCTTCAGCCGAACATGTGATAGATTGGAAATTCTGGACACAGTATGGTCGTGACTATTTGGAGTTTTTGAAAGTCAAGGAATATCAAGATGCCAATTGCACAATTTATAAGTTATGGTATGCTGGTGATGCTAAAAATCCCACTTATTGTGAGCGTTATGTTGTTAAGAATGAGCAAATGGTTAATGATGAAAACATTGTGGAGCCTGAGGAAACTTACACTCTGCCTATGGGTCTGCCTATACCTGTTGTTCAGGTTATCGCTAGGCCTGATCAGCGTAGGAATGATCTTGGTGTTTCAGACCTACAGGAAGCAGTTGATGTTCAAAGAGAAATGTTTAAATTGGAGTGTGAAGCGTATGATTCAATCAGGTTCTCAAAACCCATGATTCGTGCCTCAGCTGGTGTTCGTATTCCAGCTGGAGGTGGTGGTATTGTGCGTGGTGACAAGGATTCAATGGAAGTGTTTCCTATTCCGGTTCAGGACATAGCACAGATTCGTGAACAACAACAGAGCCTGATTGAACGCCTAGATGGTTTTATGGGCCGTGGTAGTCTTAGAACCTACAAGACACAAACACAATCAGGCATCAGCATTGTGGAAGAACGCAGAGCCCTACATCGCAAGGCCAGCTATCGTGCCAGAAGATTAGAAGCAGTAGAAAAAGATATCTTACGCCTGGCAGCCATCATGATGGATCAACGCTGGGTTGGTGATATCACATATTCAACTGATTATGAAGACAAGGACCTACAGTTCCGCATGGCCCTGCTACAAACTGCCAGTCAATTGAGTGGCAACAATGCTGTGGTTCAAGACATTATAGATCGTGAAGTGATCAAGATGATTACCGCACCAGATGAAACAGCCGCCTACCTGGCACAACTTGGTAAGAGCATTGCTGAACCTCAACAGAATACCACAGACTGGTTGGCCGGCACAGACAGTCAGGCACGATTAGTAGAACAAAAACAATCAGACAACATCTTTGATAGTGAGATTCAAGATAAAGGTGTAACCACAAATGATCCACTTGCTCGCCAACTTGTGATGTTGGGCGTAGGTAGATAAAACAGTTTCGTCTTTGATCTTGTGACGTAAAAATTAGATCGATCGGTAGTTCCGATACAACTAAAAGGAAATAGAAATGGACGTTAAGTCAAATGCGGTGACTCCGAATAGTCAAACTGCTGATACGAATATATATAATACTCAAGGTCAGTCAACAGTTGCTCCAGAGCCGTCTGATATACCCAATTTGGGAGCTATCAGAAAATCAGGACAACAGGAAGTTTTATCGGCGCTTTCAAAGGCAGCAGGTGTGGACTTTGCTAAACCCAAAGACGCAGTCAAGTTTATTGAAAGTTTAAGTAAAGCACAATCCGGTGGCTCCGAATCGCCCAAAGAAGTCAAGTCAAGTAAAGTAGGTGGTGAGCTGGCTGAACTGCGTAGTATGATCCAAGGCCTTCAAACGCAATTGGAACAGAAAGATAGAACAGTAAGACAAACTACACTACAGAGTCAGATCAAAGAAACGGCTATTCGTCAAGGATTTGATCCCAACATGCTTGATATTGCTACCAACTTGTTTGAATCCAATTTGGATTATGATGAGTCAGGCAACTTCTTTGTAAAGGGAGCAAACGGTTCAGTAAAGTTGGATAAGAATGGAAATCCTTATACACTTGAACTGTTAGCACAAGATATATTGAGATCCAGGCCCAAATTGGCCAATGATGAAGGCCGCTCAGGCACAGGTTCCAAGTTTGGAATTGGTGTTCAACGCAGTCCCGATGAAATTCCTGATGCTTCAATTGACCTAGAAGGTTGGAAGAGGTGGAAAGAACAAAACGGAATCGGAGGTAGAAACTTGAAAGCCATGACAGTCTCAATGAACAAGCCAATAGTATAAACATTTAAAGGAAATTAAAATGGCATATTTTATCGGCGGCACTTCTGGCGAAGCGAATGCATTTGAAAAGACAATCCAGAATTCCGCAATACAAGTTCTACACGAGAGCCAAGGCCTCGTAAACATGACCAATGTGGTCATGCCAAACCAAGGTAACACTTACAAAGTTCCACACATGGCTCCTGTCAGCTATGGTGATTACACTGACTCAGGTGTTAACCCCACATACTCAACTCTAACAAATATTGAGCAGACAGCCAGTATTACTGCCAAAGAAGTTATTGCTACACCTGCTGTGGCACAGACTGCTTTCAGTAAGTTCTTGGGCTGGACAACAGCTTTCGACCTAGCCGCAAATCTAGGAACAGAGTTGGGCTTATCATTTGCTGAAAAAGTTGATCAGCGTGTTACAAGTTCATTCGTAGGTAACCCCAGTGTTGTTACAACAGGTGACACTAGCCTAGCTGGTTTCGCCAACACACAAACAGTTACATACTACTCAGTTGGTTCAACTCCTATCACTGATGGATTCAACCGTGTTCAAGCCATGGCTGCACAGAGCCTGATCGCTGAAGGTGGCACACCAACCAATGTTACATTGGCTTCTGGTTCAGTTGCTGGTCTAGTTCGCAATGTTATCAAAGCATGGCGTGAGGCTCGTAACCCTGGTCGTCCAACCATCATTCTTGGCCCATCAGAAGAGCAACGCTTGTTAACAGAATTAACAGGTGGTGCGGTGTATCAAGGTAATGGCGTAGGAACTCAAATCAACGCAGGTTTAACAGCCTTGGGTGATGAGTTGTTGGCCACAGGTATGTTGCGTAATCTTTATGGTTGCACAGTTATCTTCACTACATTCCTACAAACTAGTGTGTCAGGTCGTTGGATTGATGGTGTAAAAGGAACTGCCAGCTCAGTTGGTGCCGCTATTGGACCACAGGCTATTACAACAGTAATGGTCAAAGGTCTTGACATCAGCATGGGCGACAAGGACGGAGGTTTGCAGACTTGGATTACAGGTTTGGGCTACTTCGGTTCAGGCGTTACATCACAAGCTCGCGGATTGGCAATTAACATTGCTTAATCTCTTTGGAGAAAGAATATGGCATTAACCAGCTTTTTAAAGTTTACTGACGCTAGTCTACAATACGGAGGCCTAAACAAGATCTCTAATGCAACACCCGCGGATATTGCGTTTTATGATCGTGCGGCCTATCGTAGAATGGAACAGATGTTCGGAGCCAATACCACATTGTATCCGGATGGTCAGGACGGTGAAATTACATATATCTTTTTCCCTAAATCTTCAATAGAAATGCTTAATCTGTTTGAATTTGGATGGTGGCCCTTGTATGTGGAAAGAACCCTAGGTGCTTTCTACTATCAACAAAGCCAAAAAACCAATCAAACTATTACAGCATTTAGTCCAGGCTCTTTGGTCAAAGACAACCAGACCTTGATACAGTTGGAAGTTTATAAGGCAGTGGAAATATTCTACTCAACCTTGGTAACTGACAATTCAAATATCAATGAGAAGGATGCCAAGAACCATCAATTTGCCCGGTTACGTTTTGAAGAAGAATGGGAAAAAGCCATCCAAGAAAGTTATTTCTATGACCTAAGAGGTTTGGGCGAAATCGGCATATATCAACAAAGTTGGTTGGCTGATCCCAATTTCTTTGAAGGCGATCGGAGATACTTCTAATGCCCTTATTCACAGCTCAAGATGTTTCCAGTGCGTTGACCACGCAATTGGTCATGACCACTGGAACTACTAACCTACAAGTGTTTACTGAATTTCCCAGCAATGAGAATCTCATCAGTGAAGGCGTGTATGTGGCTCGTGCGTATCAGGCAGATAGGATGAAAAACTCTAATGGTATTACACCAGGCGGACATGTCTACAACATAAAGGATCGCATTGAAATGTATGTGATTACTCAACAAATCAATCCATTCGTGGAAACAGAGTTGGGTATATTTCAGATTTTCATTGACAATGCTTTGTTTCAAGACTACTTCCTGCGTGAACACACCATAGAGCAACAGTATGTGAACAACAGCGAGCGTTATCGAGTTATATTCGATCTCACAAGATTACAAGTTATATAAAAGGAAAGAGAAATGGCAAATATTAATGTATCAGCACAAAGCGGATTCGTTCAACTATATCTGTCAACTACTACCAATGTTAATACCAGTTCTGTTATTACTTCAACATCTACCGGCGTGCTATTAGTGCCAGCCCTACAAGATGTTACAGTAACCAACAACAACGGTGTTTTCAGATGGAAGCAGTTGGATGAGTTAGGACAAAAAGTCGCAGTGACACCAGCAACAAACAGCGTGAATTTAACACTTGTGTTAGATGACACTGCATTCTACGGATCAACAGGAGCTTTACCACAAAATGGTGCTACTGCTGTTCAATCCGGTATATTCAACCTAAGCAATGAAAAGACTCGAGTCTATTTCAAATTGTATTGGGGCGGCACAGGCAATACTGAAGCAGTTTATGGTTCAGCATTCCTATCAGGCCTAGCACCTAAGGTTACTCCAGACCAACCAGTTTGGATTAGCCCATTGGTTCTAGAGGTTGATGGCCGTTATACAGTATCAGCAACTTAATCAGTAACTGACCGAAACACAGGGGATATCCACAAGGTATCCCCTTTCTTTTGTAAATATATGGAAGGATTTGATTATGCGTTTTGAAGATTACTCGGTTGAACAATTGATACTGAGCCTAGAAGGTGAGGTGGCCAAGACCATCAGTGAAATGCGTCATGCTCAACAAGATTTGGACAAGGCAGAAAATAGACAACGGTTTATTTTGGCCCTATTACATCATATTAAACAACGATTTGGAGATATAAAATGAAACTTAAAGATTTAGCAAAAACCCCAGAACTAATTCGAATTACCATTGATGATGAAGAGATCATTAAGGAGTATGGAGAGCCATTGGAATTTTGGACCTATGACCGTCAACCTATGGAAACTTTCTTGAAGTTTGCGTCAGGTGATAACAAGGACTTTGCTTCTATGGCCATGGTGCTTAAAGACATGGTTTTAACAGAATCAGGTGAGCCAGTGATAACAGATGGTCAGATTCTACCTAGTAAGGTAATGGTGTCTGCGTTTACTAAACTGGCCGCACAGTTGGGAAAGTAACAGGAGGAGATTTTGACCTAGAGAGTCCTGAAGTATATGTTGCGGTCACACTGGACAGAATGGCAGAACGCTATGGTCTATTGCCCAGTGAGGTTCTTGTTAGAGCCTCCACTTTAGACATAATGGTAATGGATGTCAGTATCAGTTACGAACAGGCACGTAGAGATAAAGCAGAAGGTCGAACTCCTCGGGTTAAACAGGAAGTTATGTTAGACATATTGAAGAAGGCAAAAGGAGAAACTTAATGGCTGGTGG